GTCAGCTTGTCCCTTGTGTCCGGCGAGGGCTTCTTGGATCTGACTATCGGCTTCTTGGTCATACATAAATATCCAACTTGCGGTTTGTAAAAATCTCAAGGCTCAGTTGGTTGCGTTCTGCCTTCTTCACATACAACTCAAACTCAAGATCGTCAATTTTGTTTTTAACCTTTTTCATCTTCAACGCCTGTGCATATTCTTCCGACAGGCGTTCTGCTCTGCGTTCTAGCGCATCCGTTTTAGTTGGCTCGCCTCCCGGCTGAACCATCGGATACCACTTGTGTATGGGCGGAATCATTGTGAATAAAGATCCAATAGATGTAGTTTATAGGCACTGCCAACCAAAGCAGTATTTCTAGTACATCAATCATTTCTTCTCCCGTTCAAGCGCATCTTTGTATCCATGAACAACTTTGTTACGCAGCCATGTGGAATCGGCTGTGCCCGCCCACTCGGACAGGTTGTTCCAAATAACCACGTATTCTGTTGACTTGCAGTAGGGCGCATTTTTGTCTAGCCACACCATCATCTCCTTGTGCCGTTGCGTTGGATCGTGAACCGTGTAGCCAATCCCATAGAACTCGCGCACATGACAGCCACTCTTGGCTATGGCTCCGACTAGCCCCAACAGTAACAACAGAAGGAGCCAGCGCATACATGGTTAGGGAGCGTCAGGCCAAGTGATTGTCCAAGGGAAACCAGATTGTGCAGTGATGTCACGCAGAGCTTGGCGGTATGTAGCCCATGCAGTTTTATCTGCAGTGCTGTCGGCAATCTGCGTCCAATCGCAATCCTTGAGCTTCTCTGTACGTGAGGTGCGTACATTCTTGGCTTGCTCTGCGTCTTTCATGGCCTTGTAAGCAGTTTCCTGCTCTGCGGCTGTTTGTGCAGGCTCGGTTTCTGTGGCTTCACGGTCTGTGAACACGGGGCCAAGGATGTAGTTGGTGTACCACTTGCCTTCAATCTCTGTTACGCCTGAGCGCATGGAGTATTGATAGACTGTGCCGCCTGTGGCTTGTGGGCCTTCAAGAACAATGTCTGCGCCCCACTCGTTGATGACTTCTTCGGTCAATAGCTTGGGTAACCCCAAGCCTTCATGCAGTCTGCGGAACTCGTCCTCGTACATGACTGCGCCTGTGTTTCGTACACGAATTTGCATGATGTGCTCCTTTTAAGCAATTGCGAGAAATATGAATGTGCCACCATTGGCATTGATTGCGGCGGGGGCTGTGCTAGTAACGTCAAAACCTACCGATGTTGTGTCGATGTAGTCAGTACCCGTCACTTCAGCGGCTGCGCTGTTTAAAAGCAAGTATGGATCATTTGCGGGAATGATGCCACGGGCAGAGTCCCACACATACCAATCGCCTGTTGAGTCTGTGCGCTTGATAAGCACAAACCTTGCGCCTGATGTGAAACTACAGTTAATTGTCTGCGCGGCTCCTGTACCTGTGTATGAGCCTACTTTGGAAACACCTGCACAAGTGGCAAATAGGTAGGCTACGTAAGTTGCACCAGAGCCGTTTGTAGGCTGACCAGAACCAACACTAAATACAGTTGATGTTGGTGTTGTGTTATTCCAAACAGGGTCTGTAATCTCAGCAGTAGTGGAATTTAAACGCAAATACTTTGTATTACCAAGACTGGCATTGTAAACAACCCAATTTCCTGCACCAGCTCGATATTTAACAATCATCAACTCCGGCACAGCACTTAAATTGTGTGTAAACGTAGTAGCACTTCCCGTCCCTGTATAGCAAACCTCATCAAAATACGATGGTGCTCTTCTAAACTGCCAGTTAATATAAGGATCACCGCTGTAGTTTGAGATAGCCCCCGTACCAAAACTTTCACCAGTTTGGTTAAAAGATGTTAATGACTGCGCTACCGTAAATTCAGAATCAGTAGCCGCAGTATCAAGGTATATGGTAGGCCCACGCAATTTGTCGTAAAACGCATATCGGCTAGAACCATTTGAATCTCTATTGCGAGTTAGCACCGCATCAGGTGGAAAATTTAAACCTGATATTGAAGCAGATGCGCCTGTTCCTGTTCTAGTTGTTCCTTGGTAAACACTTGTACCCACAGTAGGCACTGCCATTGGGCCACGGCGGATGGCTATGTAGATGTAAGTTGACGAAGCCGAATCATTAAGCACCGTACCTGTTGGAAGAACAAAACCTGTGGATGTTGGGTTTATGCCGTTGTATGCCGCACCTTCTGCCGCAGAATCCCACGCTTCTAGCCTGTTGATGCCTTGCATGTTTAAACCACGCATAGTGTCGCCAATCCACCAAGCGGGTGAGCCAGATGAATTAGTCCGTTTAATCATCACCCATTGCGGTTCATACCCAAGGTTAACTGTTACATCAGTTGAAGCTGTGCCCGTATAACTCCCGCAAGAAATTACATTATCAGAACCGGATGTACCAAAGCCTCCTGCGTCATGGGCGAAGACATAAGCCACAAAAGTGCCACCAGAGCCATTTGTTGAACTAGCAGAACCTACAGTAAAAACTGTTGACGTAGGAACAGTTGAATTAAAAGCATTTACGTCTGTCAGTTCACCATTGGTTAAGTTTAATGCAATTAAACCGCCTGCGGTTGTGTTTAAACTGCGGTGATAAACCACCCAATTTGTTGCAGTGTCTGTGCGTTTGACAATAATACAACCCGGCACAGAGCCAAGATTGTGAGCAATTGTTGTTGTAGAACCTGTCCCTGTCCACGTCACAACATCAAAGAACTTTGGTTGCTCTCGGAATGTCCATGAGACATTAGTAATGCCTGAACTGTTAATTCCTGTGCCATCAGGGTCAGAACCTAAGTTAAATCCAGTTGTGTTAAATGCAGTAAGACTTGATGCCGCTGTGTATTGCGCGCCTGTGGTATCGGTATTTAATCCTTTGTTAACACCCCTAATAGTGTCATACAACCAATGACTATATCCTGCTGGTGTTCTTGGTTTAATCCAAACTAAGCCACCATTGGTAGACAGATCAATACCATTGGTAATAGTCTGCGCCGCGCCTGTACCTGTGTACAAATACGTACTGAACAGATTCTCAATAAACGCATTGGGGTTGACGTTACCCGCTGTAGGCCAGTTGCCTTGTTTGACGTACGCCGCCTGTTGCTCCAGCGTCCAGATGCCCGGTGCAGTGCTGTCTGCGTATGGGCCTGATGGTACAGGTGCTGTTTTACTGATGACACCGCCCGGATATTTCGTGCTCATGTTTTATTCCTATGCAATGGCAAGAAAGATGTAGGTTGAACCGCTAATGTTTACATCAGCGGCAGGTGAGGCCAAAAGTTGAAACCCAGTAGCTATTGTGTAAACGCTGTTTTGATTAACTTCAGCGTTTGTGCTGTTTAATCTTAAATCAGGATCAGTACCGCTAACCATACCACGGGCTGTATCCCATACATACCAAGCACCAACTGCACTAGTTCTTTTGATAATCACAAATCTTGCACCGCCTGTAAACCCGCAGTTAATTGTTTGCAATGCGCCTGTACCTGTGTATGTACCTACTTTGGAAACGCCAGCGCAAGTTGCAAATAGATAGGCGACATAGGTTGAACCAGAATTATTTACTAGTGTGCTATTTCCTATTCCAAACACTGTAGATGTTGGGTATGAACTATTCCAAAATTCAGATGAATTTTTATCATCTTTAGGATCAGTTGTGTCTAACGTAACATATTGATTGCTTGAACTTGATATTGTAAATCCAGTAGCCCATACAAACCAATCCGAAACCGCAGACCTTGATTTAACAATTAGCATTTCGGGGGCTACAGTTAAATTATGGTTTAGTGTTCTAGCAGTTGCATTCCCTGTATAGCAAACCTCATCAAAGAAACTAGGGGCACGTTGGAAGTTATAACGAACTCCAACACTGAAGTTTGTCCAAATGGAAGATGTATTGCTTGCAAAGCTAATTGTGGAATCAGCACCCTCGGCATAAGTCTGACTTGTGCTGAAATAGACACTTCCTCGCAATCTGTCCGCAACTGCCGTGTTATCGCTATTACTTGTTCTTCGGTTTTGCCACAACATATCAACGGGAAAGTTTGTTGTTGTAGCTCCACTTGAGAATGAAGTTGATGGTAAAAACACTTTAGTCGCATCCGTAGGCACTTTCATCGGGCCTCTGCGAATGGCTATGTAGATGTAATCTCCAGCACCCCATCCAGCGGCTAAATTAAATCCTGTGGCAGTTGGGTCAATGCCATAAGTTC